GTATACAAGTTTTTATGCATTATAACAATCGTAAGACCCCTGGAGGTAAAGATAATATGTTTGACAAACGTCCACATTTAGGTCTTCCTTCTTGGTTTAAACGATGATATAATCTTTAGATGGAGGCAGTAGATCCACCACATACCCTACTGTCTCCTTTTAAGGATTATATATGTTAGGATTTAGTACATTTTCAGAGTTCCCATGGTCTACAGTCGGACCCGACAATAGCGTAACTCTTACAGTTTCAGGAAATGCATTAACTATCACTATAGGTAATCCAGGAATTACAGCAGACTCTATTACAGAATTAGTAGATGGTTCAGATATTGTATTAGGAACTGGTACAGTAACTATTACAGGAGATGCTAATTTAAGTCCGAGTGGTTCCGCAGTTACTTTAGGAACAGGAAATGTTACGATTACCGCAGGAGCAACTACCGCTGTTAGTGGAAATAGTGTTGTAATTTCTTCAGGAACTGTTACAATAACAGCAGACTCTAACCATACAGTAACGGGAAGTGGATTAACCCTTTCTACTGGTACAGTGTCGGCAATAACATGGAGTGCAATCGTTCCAGGCGCTACAATGGTCTGGACACCAATAGACCCGAATTAATATTATGGCATCATCTTATTCAACTAATGCAGGTTTAGAACTCGTTACAACTGGTGAAAAAGCTGGTTTATGGGGAGATATAACTAATACCAATTTACAAATTTTAGAACAAACAGCTACAGGTTACCTTTCTGTCGATATGGCAGGTTCAAGTGTAACTCTTACTTTAACTAACGGATCAACATCCAATGGTAAAAATATATACTTAAGACTTTATGGAACATTGTCCGGGGACCGAACCCTTACAATGCCAAGTACTGCTAACAGAGTTTGGATAGTAAAAGATGAAACTGTTAGAGGAACATCAAATAGAACTTTAGGAGTTTTAACTGCTTCTGGAACAACACAACCTATTCCTCCAGGTGCGACTGTTTTATGTAGATCGAACGGTACACAAACAGATGTAACGATTCTTTCCAAAGGTTATGCAACTATTACTGATTCCAATAGTCCTTATACAACAGTATCAGGTGCTCAAATTTTTGCTAATACAACAGCAAACCCAATTACAATTAATTTACCTGCATCACCAGCTGTTGGAGATGAGGTTAGTGTTTTAGATACAAGAGGAACTTGGAATTCAAATAATTGTACGATAGGAAGAAATGGCAAACCAATTAATTCTGCAACATCTGATTTAACTTTAAACACAAATGGTCAAGCCATCACCCTAGTGTATGTAGATGCGACTAGAGGCTGGGCTTATAAGACCAATACAGCTTAGGGGCTACACTTATGGCTCTTGTCAATTTTAAATTCTTACCTGGAATTGATAAACAGGATACTCCTTCTGGTGCAGAAAACCGTTGGGTTGATTCTGATAAAGCAAGATTTAGATATGGCCTACCTGAAAAAGTAGGGGGATGGTCTTCTCTTTTATCAAGTACAGTTTGTGGTGTAGCTAGAAAAGTACACGGCTTTAGTGATCTTGACGGAAATAAATATGTAGCAATGGGAACCGATAAATTCTTATTGATTTACTTTGAAGGAACGATTTATGATATTACTCCTTGGAGAAGTAATAATGCAGGAACTCAAACTACATTTACAGGTTCAACTTTAACTACCAATAGCACGGCTCCTGGAACTTCAATTACTATTACTACTACTTCTAACCATGGGTTGATCTCTGGAGATATTGTTGTTTTAGATTCAGTTACAATGCCGACTTCATCAGGTTTATCTGCTACTTTATTTGAAGATAAACTGTGTCAAGTTATTACAGTTCCAACATCAACTACTTTTACAATTACATCACCAAGCGCTGAAACAGGTGGAGGAGGTTCAAATTTAACTTCTGGAAGTTCTTGTGTTGTGAAACCCTACCAATCTATAGGACCCGCTGCTCAAACTTATGGATATGGATTTGGTGTAGGAGACTATGGAGGATCGATAACAGGTGCTCAAACAAATGATTTAGATGGTGCTTTATTAAATGACACCAACGGAACAGGTGGAGCTGGTACTAGTATTACATTAACATCTACTACAGGATTTCCAACAGGAGGAGGTACAATTCTAGTTGATTCAGAATTAATTACTTATAGTGGAGTAGCAGGTGCTAATTTAACAGGAATTACTAGGGGGCAAAAAGGAACAGCCACAGCTGCTCATAGTGATGAGGCAATAGTATATAATGCAACGGATTATACGGGATGGGGGGATGCGGTAAACGCTGCTGATCTTACACTCGAACCTGGACTTTGGTCTTTAAATAACTGGGGTTCTGTTTTAGTTGCAACGGTTGCAAATGGAAAAACATTTACTTGGGATGCATCAATTGCTAATAGATTTACGGCTCGCGCTTCAACGACTACTAACAATTATGCTACAGCCATTACTGCAAGCGGTGGAAACCCAACGGCAAGTAGATTAACTATTGTTTCTCCAACAACAAGACACTTAATTCATCTAGGAACAGAAACCACTATTGGAACACCATCAACTCAAGATGATATGTTTATTAGGTTCTCGGACCAGGAAGATATAAATGTATATACGCCCACTGTAACTAATGCGGCAGGTTCACAAAGACTCCAAGATGGAACTAAAATTATGGGAGCCATTGTAGCTAAAGAAAATATTCTAGTATGGACTGATAATGCATTGTATTCAATGAAGTTTGTTGGAGCTCCATTTACTTTTGGATTTGAACAAGTTGGAACTAACTGTGGATTAATAGGAATGAATGCCGCCGTTGAAGTAGACGGGGTTGCCTATTGGATTAGTAATAATGGTTTCTTTATGTTTGATGGTACCGTTAAAACTTTAACAGCTTCTGTTGAAGATTATGTTTATAATGATTTTGCTACGACTAAAGGTCAACAAGTTTATGCAGGAATTAATAATTTATTTAGTGAAGTTGTTTGGTATTACCCGTCAGCGGGTTCAACTTATAATGATAGATATGTAGTATTTAATTATGGGGAATCTAATCCTCAACAAGGCCTTGTTTGGTATACAGGAACCGAAGCTAGAACTAGCTGGATTGATGCTATTGTTTATCCTAAACCTTATGCAACTAAATTTGATAGCACTGGAACAGGAACCTTTCCGAGTATCGTAGGAGAAACAGGATTAGGACAGACTACTTTCTATGAACACGAAGTAGGAACTGACCAAATCAATCCTGATGGTACTACAACTGCCATTACATCTTATATTAAATCCTATGATTTTGACCTTGATCTTCAAGGTGATGGAGAATTTTTTCTTTCTATTAGTAGGGTTTTACCTAATTTTAAAACACTCACAGGGACTGCTACATTTACTATGGGTATAAAAGCTTATCCATCAGATACTCAAACTACTAGCCCTTACAGTCCTTTTAGTGTAACATCATCAACACAAAAATTTAATACTCGTGCAAGGGGTAGATTCGGCAATGTTAAAATTGAGAATCAATCAGCAGGCGAGGATTGGAGATTTGGAACATTAAGGGTCGATATCAGACCTGACGGGAGAAGATAATGGTCGCAATACCTAATATGAATTGGATGGGTAATGAACCCACTGGAAGTGCCTACGATGTTTATCGTTATTATATGGGAGGTGGAAACCCAGATGCTAACGCAGGCGGTGGAGGCGGTGGAGGAACCACTGGAATCATGCAAGCTTTTCCAACTGGTGGTGGAGGTGGAATACCAGGACAAGGTTTAAATATGGTAGATTTCAATGCCGCCATTACTGAAAGACAAAAGAGAGTCAATAATCCTAGTAAAGTTGCTCAATGGGCCTACGACAATATTCCAGGAATTAATCAGCCTTATACACAAGAACAATTAATGACTCAGGGTGCCAAGCAACAATTCGGTGGACCAGGACTTATAGGATTTTTAGGAGGTAAAATGGATAAGTATCACACATTACCTAGAGCAGACCAGGCATTTATTTCTTCAATGATGGGTTATTCAGATCCAAATACTAATATGGCTAATAAAGATCCTTATGGAATTAATGTAAGGTCAGGTTTCGGTAATTACGCAGATTATACAAATAAAGCAGTTGATAAGTTAGGAGCATCCCTTACTAAAAGTGCAGCTAAAAGAGGTTTAAGTTTTGATCCTGCAACAGGAAAAGTTACTGGAGGAACCGATGAAGAAATAGCCGATTGGCAAAAAGCAACTAAACTTTTGAACGAGAAATTTGGTTTTTATACTAAAGGTAAAAAGAAAATTCAAAACTATAGATCCGATGTTAATC